AAAAGTTCTAGCAGACGCAATTCCAGTAATTCCAAATGAAGTATTAATACCAATTGCAAGAGTAGGTGTAAATGTTAAACCATCTAATCTAGCAAATTCATTTATATCTCCAAATCCATGATCTATTGTAGTAGTTATTTGCAATTCACCAGAAGTGTTATTATATGATGCTGTACTGATACTGTAAGAACTACCTGTTGTTCCAACACCCACGATACCTATAATTGAACCACTTGGATTTAAAGTTGCCTTTACTTTCGATTCTCCTAATGGTGCTACACCTAATCCACCTGTTGATCCTAATGATACAATCACACCACCTCTAGGTAATTGATTTTGATTAACATCACTATCACTAATAATTAATGTTCCATTAGATGAAGTAATTCCTGTGAATACTACATTAGTCGATGTTCCAGCTCCAACTGATTCAAAATTATAATTATTACCTAAGTTATTAAATGTTGATGGAGTTTGAAATATTCCGTTCAATAGCAAAATACTACTTCCAGTATTAATTCCAATAGTGTTAGCACCACCGACTTTAACCTTATATCTTTGATCTATACCTGTAAACTGCTCTGAAATATCATCAAAAATTTGGTTAGTAGTGTAATCTTGTCTTAAATAAACTCTACCAGTAAATGTTGATCTAACTGGTTCAAGATTAGATACTGTTTTTTGTGATCTATTTGATCCTCTAGGAGCTTCTGTAAAATGAATATTATTATCAACAATATTATATCCTCCAGAATATAATCTACTTACATCATTGGCACTATGATTAGTTGCAGCAGATCCAATATATCCTCGATTAACTTCAATTATGTTAACATTTCCTGTTTCTGTGATTGGACCTACAGATGTTGTTCCTAAACCAACATTTGTAATCTCCATATATTCTTCATTAATTTTTATTGTATCACCTGTTGTTATAGAAGAAATTCCTGTAACACTGAATATAGTTTGACTATTGGTTATAGCATATTCTAATGTAGTTGATACTGGAGTGAAAGCTATTGGAGATTGAATTATACCATCAATTGAAAGTAATGCCTTTTCATTTTTCTTAGACATTTCAAACTCATGATTATTACCAGAACCAGTGCTAGTGAATGTAACTGCTATACCAGCAAGAGCATCTGCACGACTTTTAGCAATTTTAAATTTATCTTTATTATTAGTTGATTTTATAGCAAATACTTCAAGATCATGTGCAAAAGTGCCACCACCAGTTGCTATACCTGCAACCGTAGCACCTGTAAATGTAGATCCTGGTCTATAGATTAATTTTTCACCAGTTTCAAAGAAATGGTCTATAATTGTAAATTCACCAGTTTCTTGATTTAAAATAGAAGAATCAGATGGATTAAAATTCTTTTGGAATATAGGTATTGTATTACTTTGTAGTGGGAAACTTGTTTTATTTGATCTAGAACCATTAATTGCATCATATTGAGCTAATGATAGTGATTCAGTTGCAGTCCCGTACTGTAAATCTAATGGAATATTTAATAAGTCAATATCAGTATAGAATGCTTTAGTTAAAACTTGTACTTGAACACTATTAGTACCACCAGAATATAATGGGTCAGGATGGAAATTTAAATTCAGGTCATTTCCAACAATTGTTGAGGAGAATGTTCCAATACCTGAAGTGCTTCCTATTGAAAGGAATGGATATTGTGTATTATGTGTGTCTGTTTCATTGTGTGCAACCAAAACTTGATGTAAAGCACTAGTTGATCCACTAGAAACTCTTATAATACTTTTTAAACTTGATATCTCTTGTTGTAAGAAAGTTGCAACAGTGGTTGCAGCAGAAACATTAGCATAGTTTGATTCAAATCTTACAGTTCTCTCAGATCCATCAATTTGTCCTGTAGATTTAAATCTATATGTTCCAATTCCAGATGTTGTTGTTCCAATTCCAACAATATTAGATCTAACTCTTATTTCATTTAATTCTGTATTTTCAAAGTTTAATGATAATACACCTGAATCAATACTTGATTTGAATGTTCCAATAAAATTAGATACTGGTCCTTCTTCCGAATCTGTGAAAAATTCAGACATATATGTATTTGTTCCATCATGAGTTAGGTATAGTTGAACAAAATTAATTTCTTCAGTTGTTGGGTCATGAACCTCTACAGAAGCAAAATATGCATCAGTAATACCAGTATTACTAGAGATAATCTCAGATGTAGAAGCAGTTGCCACAATTGCATTACTTCCAGTTAAATTAACAAAACCGATTGATTGTGTTCCAATGCCAGCAAGATTAGTATTAAATGATGATTTAAATATTTTTAGATCATAGTCATTATTATCAGGATCATCAGGAGTAAATTTCAAACTTACTGAACCAGATGTATCCATTTCAGCTTTCAGTTCACCCAATTCTGATGGAGTATTATGTATTTTTGTTTGCTCTGCTGTAAATACATCATTAGTGTCTTTAAATAATACAAGATCTGATAGTTGTGTATTTTTATTATTAGGATTTCTAATTTGAACTAAAAGTCTTGCATATTCTGAATTTAATGATAAATCTAAAAATTTATTAAGAGATACTGATGTATTTGAAAATAATGAACTAATATCATCTATTTCTAGAACTCTATTTGTTCTACACTCAATATATGGTGATAATTTTGTATTTTGTAATTTTAAGAATTTAGATTTATTATTAACAGTATCAATATCTAAAGCAAAGTCAAAATTATTAATTGTATCAACTCGTTTTTGATCAATAAAATCAAGTGCTAAAGTATCAAGGAAAGTTGATGTTGTAACACCTGCACTTGTAGAAGAAGTTATACCAACATCAGCAAAATTCTTTAATCCACTTGTATGAAGAAGACGATTAACTGGATTTATCAGATCTTCATATAAAATTGAACTTTTAACTGTGTAAGATAAATTTTGATAGTAATCATTATCAGGTAATAATTGATAATCTTGATTTAATTTACCAATGTCATCCTTCCACCCTTGATCTTGTCTCAAAGAGTAATTTATTTTAAATTGTCCTGTATTTTCAGATATAGTATTAATAGTTGCTACATTACCACTATTAGATCCTCTTATACGTTGTCCTGCAATTAATTCAAAAGCACCTGGTGAATCTTCAACTACTTTAATAAATTCATTAGTTGATTCTGTTATAGTTAACTCAACTGATGAAAATTCATCTTTAATGAATGCAGATATTTTTTCACCAACATTAAATTTAGATATTGCTTGCGTAACCTTAAATGATGGATAATCACTCTTCTTAATAATTTGTGCATATGAATTTTGTGTTGTTTTAGCAATACCAGCATTAGTTGTAATACCTGATATATTAAATTCTACAGTTGCAGGGTTATTATTAACCATAGAAGTAACAGTATAGAATTTAAATCCATTATCATCAGAGTTAAATCCAGTTCCACTATCGTCATATCTTTGTATTCCTTCAACGAATATTTCTTCACCCACAGTAAATGGTGCGGTGGTAAATCCTAAAATAGGTGTAACTAACGTACATGTAACTATTCCAACACCTGAATTAAATCCAACAGATTTTATTGTTGATCCATTACTATTATTAAGTGTAAATATTTCATGAGTTACAGGATCAAGACCTTTTGGTGCAACAACGATTTCTACATCTTGTAAAGAACTACCCCTTAAACTTACATCAATACTGGCACCAGATGTATCTTGTATGCCAGTTGTTGGATTTACAATAACTAAATCTGGAATTGATGTATAATTTTTACCACCATCAATTATTTCAATATTTGATATTGTATTTGAATTAATAATTGATATAATTGGTGATATAAATGCTTCTGGTTTTAAGGTATTATCTGATGAATATTCAAAACCTGGATTTAATATTCTTACATCATCAACTTTATTAATTGTTTTAGAATCTGGCAACAAACTAGCATTTGTTCCTTGAGTTGAAGCAATGCTTACAAATGATGGTAAACTATTATATCCAACACCACCAAAATTGATTTTAACATCATTAATTGAACCACTTGCTTTTAAGGATTTTGTCGAATAATTTAAAATTTCAGTATTTAATTGATTATATGTTGTAGTCTCTGGAATTTCTAATAAAGAGACACTAAAAGAAGTGCTTGCTATAGAAGTAACATTAAAGATATTATACTCTCCACTATAAACACTATCCTGATATTCTATTTTTGAATAATTATTAACTTCAGTGTCAGAGGTACTTATATAACCACTTTTTTGCACATTATAAAATAAAATATTTGGATTATCTTCATAAAAATTAAGAGTTACAGTTGCATCATCAGATTTATTAATACTTGTGGTTCCAATGCCAACTGTTCCAATACCAGTTACTTGGAAGGTACTAGTTGTTCCAGTTGAAACAAATTCATTTTTAAAATCTTTATCATAATATAATTTGAAATTAAAACCATCTAAGGAGGAATGACCTACACCAAAAACTAAATTATTATTTTTGACAACATTTATTTTTGGATTTATTAAAGAAAATTCATGATTGCTTCCTGTTGAACTTAATTCAATAATTTTTATTGGATCAAATAAAACATCTATTGCAGTTTCTCCTAGTTTAAAATTATCATCATCTACTTTATAAACATAGTAAGATTCTTGATTTACAAGACCTTCAGATACAGAGGTTGAAATATAGTGAACTTTATCTCCACTCTCTAAATCATGTGATGTAATATTAAATTGATTAGTTGATGTTGTAACTCCACTAGATGAACATGATATTGGATTTATTAGAATTTTATCATTTAATTCATCATACTTTACATTAATGAAGGTTGATGTTCCAATTCCTACAGATTGACTTGGAACTATATTTAAATTAACAATTTCATCATCAGTTAAATTATGAGATGTTGATACTGAAACTTGTGCATGTATTCTTTGAAGTTTTCCAGTAATCTGTTCAAAATTTGATTTTAAACTATATTCAAAACTACTAGAACCAACTTTAGTATCACCAAAGAAAGCCAATCCGATAGTGCTTGTTGTTAATCCAACTTGAGTAACTATTCCTACATAATCTTTTGATTTTCTAATTATGAAGACATCTTCTTCTGTAGTCCCACTCTTAGGTATTGTAAAATTAGTTACACCATCATCTTTTGTAACTGTTATTCCATAACCAGCAGCAGGTTTTGTTAATGTAACTCTTTGATTTGTTTCAAATGGATGATTTGGTAAGAAAATACTATGTGTTGGAGTTGAAACTATCTTTTTAACATCTCCAATTGTTGAAAATGCAGTTGAACCTAAACCTACTACAGTTCCTACACCAATTGATTCATGTGGATTAAAAAATATTTCATCATTTAATTTTGAATTAATACTAGTTGTTCCTAATGATAATTGCAAATTAAATGTATTTGGTATTAAATTTAGAGTTGTTCCGACTGTATGAACTCCAGATACAACACCTCTTTTTACTCTTAAAATATTATTTTGATCAAATGTGTTTAATACTTTTAATTTTTCTGTTCCTATACCAATACTACTTCCTATTGATATTAAACTAGGAATATTTGAAACGTAAATATCAGTTACTACACCAGTCGTTGCTGAATTAGGTATCTCCTTATATACAACTGTTTTTGTAGTTTCTATACCAATATTAAATGAACCTACAAGTTCTGGAATTTTGGTTGTGCTTAATCCAGATATTACAACATTATCACCATTATTAAGTGATGGTGATGTTGAAATAAATGCTGAAATTTGTTCAAGTTCATTTTCTATAAAAACAACATTCTCATACGTGTCTATAGTAGTGTCAATTGATGTTATTTCTTTTCCTAACACACTATCAACTGAAACACTTAATCCTCCACCACCAGTGCCAGTATTGTCAAATACAACAGAATTTCCAACTTTATAATTATCACCACTATTAACAATTTGAAGAGAATCTACAGATCCAAATAATGTGGATTCAATAACACTTTTTTGTTCTGATATTTCATTTGATTCTATTATAAAATCATTATCAGCAAATTCATCAGAAACTTTATATGGATAAGTATTTCTTATTAAGTTTGAATTTTCAATATCAAATGTTGATTGATTTAATTTATAATTTTCTATTTCAGGTTTAGCTCTATATGAGTCTCCAATAAAATATGGAAATACTGGTGATAAAGAATTTGTTGCAATTCCTACAAAGTAAGCATAAGTCCCTTTTGGATAATCAGGTGTTCTACAAAATCTTCCGTTATGAATATCTAAATCACCAGAATTATTAAATACAAAATCATCAACAAAAAATCCACTACTAAATGATGATGGTCTATCTTTTATTGTTGAAGGATCTAAAATGTATCCACTATTTAAAATCCTTATTTGTGAAGTTTCATCTTCTGGATTACTATATGCATATGGTCCATAAATTGGATTTCCATCATATGCCCATCCTATAATTGGTGAGTGTTCAATACCATCATCACCAAAAGCATCAGCACCTATTTGGGTGGAATAACCAACAAGTGAATATTGCAATTTATCTTGAGATTCTATTAGAGCTTCATTTCCATATCTACTAAAATTATTAACATGTAAACCTCTTATATTAGATTCTAATATTGCACCACTACCTGGAGGTGTTACTTTAATATTGACTTTATCTTGTTGATATTGTATTCCACCTTCAAGTATAATTACATTTTCAATTTTTCCATTCTCTACAACTGCTTTTAACTTAGCACCAATTCCAGTTCCTACTCCAACTACCTCTAAATCGGGTGCAGAGGAGTACTCTTGTCCTTTTGATTGTATTTCTACATAACTTATTTTTCCGTCTGATACAATCGGTTTTAACTCTGCATTTTTACCAGTTTTTATAGTAATTGTAGATGTTTTTTCAAGATTTAAAATGTCTGATCCATATCCCGATCCTTCTTCATAAAGATAAATCTGTTCAATAGAACCTCTTACTATAGGAGTTGCAGTTATTACTCCAACTTCTGTATTTTTTAGTTCATATTTTAAATTTAATTTAATGTCTGGATATTTAAATACTTGAAAACCAGTACCTTGATCAGAAAACTTAATATGATTTAATCTTTCATAATTATCAGTTGATGTTCCACCTAAACCAGCATTAGAAATTCTAAAAGAATCATTATCTATTTTTAAAATATCATAAAAGATAGAAGTAGTAGAAATACCAGTATAAGTTGTCAATCCAGTAATTGTTTGAGGTTGAGTAGATCCCAGTCCAACAGCAGTAGAATATACAACTTGATCACCATCATTAAATCCATGATTTTCAAAATTTATAGTATCATTAATAGTGTTAATTCCTATTGGTTTAACAAAAAGTTGTCTATTTTGATAATTATTTCCACCATCTAAAACTCTAAGACTTTTTAAAGTATTTTCTTCGTTTTTAAGTTGAAAAATGTGAACACCACCTGTTTGACCTAATGTTGTAAATCCAACAGTGTTTATTCCACTACTATAATCAGATAGTGTTTGGAATAATTTAATTGTTTTTGAGTTTATAACTTGAGGATAGTAAGTTGCTTTATCAACTAAAGATGTTGTACCTAATCCAACAATAGATACTGCATCATTACCAACAGTACCAACTCCTAAAGGATCATTTCCATTTTTATCATAAACTAAAGGTAAACCACTTGATATATTATGATTACTAAAAAATGTTATTGTTTCATTTACAGTATCTACCCCACCAGCATCAAACGTTGTTCTTCCATCAAAAGAAATTTGTCTTTTTCGTTTTGATAATACAGATTCTAAGATAACACCATTACCGTTACCACCTTCAATAGTTGCTGATAAAACTTTTTCTATATCAAAATCTTGAGGTTCAACTTGTATATTAGTTACCTCTCCATTAATTACTGGTTGCATTAAAGCTGTAGTATTACCAATTCCAGATGTTGTAATAGTTACTGGTGGAGGGGTTATAACATCATAATTTAAACCACCATTTAGTAAATTTATTTTATCTAAAGGTCCAAAAAATATTTTGTTATTTGATTTGTAATTTAATATTTCTACACCATTAATTAATAATCCAGTCGGTCCTGGAATTGTTTTTTCAATGGTAGAGTTAGTATTATTTGGTTCTAATGGAAATTTTCTGAATAATCTCTGAGCACCAATTTTTTGATTTAAAATACCAGTTAATGAGAATGTATGTGTTCCTGAACCAGATGGTAGAGGTTCAAATTCTTCATAATCTGATATTGGAATAAAAGATCTAGATTTATATAATCTTATTTGATTTGAGTTAGATAATACTTCTACAAAGTAAGATCCTTCTACTAATCCAGGTAAAATTGTTCCTTGTGCAGTATAAAATATTTCATCACCTGTTATAAATGGAACAGGACTAGAAAATGATAAAGTATTATATTTTAATGTATTACCGTCATATCCAGATTGTGGAAGTTGAACACCTGCAATTGCATTTGAAAGTGTAGATCTTGGGATATTTGCAGTAATTTGATATGATGGTAATGAATTACTAGCAGCATAAAAATTTTCATTTGATTCATTATAAACGTTAGTAATATCAGATGTTAATATATTATTTCCAAATTCTATGTCTATTAAAGTACTAGTTGCCTTTTTTATTTTTCTTCGTAAATCATACTTTCGATTAGAATCAGGTAAAACACTAATTCCTGTTTGTAAAATTAAATTATTTAAATTAATTGTTTGTGCTAATTGATCTACATTTGCAACTACACCAGTAGCTGCTTTATTTTCTTCATTTCTGAATAATATTTCAACTTCATCACCTACTTTGATACTAGATTTATTAATATCTCTTGTTGACAGGACTATATTTGATCCAGATATTAATTTTATTTGAAATCTTGATGAAGTATTATAAATCCATGAGTTAGCAAATATTTCTTTTCTAGTTTTATTAGTTAATGGTTCTACTATCTTTTCACCAACATTTTTGACTGATATTTTTTCTCCTTCTGATAACAATCTTATATCAGATGTTGGAATAAATTCAGACAATACACCAGTTAATCTAAGTTCTACTTTTTTAGTTAAATCACCATTTTCATAACCATAATAAAATTCATCAGATCTAATATCATCTGTAGTAGAAATTGTATCTACTATATTTTCACAACCAAAAAATTGATTTAAAGATTTACTACTATAGTAAATATTTGTATTAATTCCAGATATTACAATTCCTGTAGATCCAAATCCGACAGTAGAATCCACGGTAATTACAGAAGAACCAGTTGAAACGTTTTCTATTGATTTAGTTTTAGGTGAAACATTGAATGTTCCTTCTATTAAATCAACATCGTTAAAACCAACAAATAATCCAATCTTATAATAAACTTTACCTTGTCTTGTTACAGGTTCTATCTCAGATATAGAAGCTCTTGTTTCACTATCTGATGATTTTACTATTGTTTGTCCTACTAAATTAGTAGGATTTCCAGAAAGTGATTCTGCAAGAACTATTTCTCTTCTTATAAACTCTGCAGTTGATGGTTTAATTAAATATTGTTCAAGATCTACAATTTTTGGAGTTTCATTATATAAAACGTTGAATAATATTCTAAACGATTCATCAGTTCCTTTTGATTGGTATAGTGATTTTGAATTTTTTATAAAATTACTTACATCTAAATTATTAACAAAATCAACATTTTCTAATCCTGGTGTTAATGTTGTTTTTGTTTTTTTATAAAATTCTTTTAAAAATAATGCACTAAGATTTATAACTGTTGCATCTGTTTCATGATTTGTAGCAGTAGAATCGGTGAATACAAGTTCATTAGGTTGATTTTCTGCATGATAGGTTGTAATACCACTAAATCCTCTAATACAACCAGTAAATGTATTAGTGGTTAATCCAGTATATGTAATTACTTCTTCATTAATTTTAAATAGACCATATTCTTTAGGAAAACCCTTGGTACTACTTACATTTACTGTGGTTGCAACTGTTGCAATACCACTTGTTAGTGTCGTTTCACCTACTACAACTTCTGGTGTTAAATTATCTAATTTTATATACTGATCTAAATTATCGGTCAGGTCAATAGGACCTCCCTGATATTCTTGGGAGATATAATACTGTTTTAAAAAATCTACTGCTTTTGGACTTTCAGATAGTAGAAATTCAGGAATTTGATTTTCAATTATCTGTTGGACTTTGACTCTCTTATCAATTCCAGTTGTTATCATATTATCCTCTTGTCAATGCTCCGTTTGAATAACTTGAAGTGACTTTATAACCAACACCAGATATCTGCTCACCAGATGTAATAGTGTCTTTAACCATATTTATGGCACTATCACCAACCGCAAATGTGAGGTACAAATCTTTTAATCCAATTACATCGTTTGATTGTGGGAAAGTTTGAATTTCAATAATATTATTTGCTTTTTCAGTTGAGGTTATATTAATTGTATTTAATATAATTTCACCATGAACATAATCAACAGTTCCAGCTGATGCAACTATCAATCTATTTTCAGATAACTCAATATCACCTTTAACTATAGTCAATGTTCCTTTACCACTACCATCTAAAGTACCATCACCATTTTTATTTGGAATGTCTGTTATGTACAACATGTCTGACTGACCCTGTATTGTAAATCCAGTAGTTTTAACATTTTTTCCTTCTGGGTTTATATAAAAAGAATTACCAAAACATAATTCATACTGTGCAAACTGATTTATCAGTGCTTTTAAATTTCTTCGGATTCTAACTCTTGTTATATTAGATGTAATTGCATCATTAATATTGTCAATAACATTCAAAACTTTACTATATTTGAATCTGCCACCGAATTTGTTAATATCAGTCGAAGATCCATAAGTGGTAAGACCATTAATAACCTTTGTCTTTAATTCAGATACAGTCGATACCTTTGATGGGTTGTAATAAACAAAAGACTCTAGTTCAACATATAATAATTTTAAATCTAGAATTTTTTGGTTGATACCTGCTAATGAGTAACTTTTTAAATTAGAAAGAATTGAACTTTTATCAAAATCTGATACAAATTCACCATTTTTTGGTTTGATTGTGATTAAGACTGTTCCAAATTCTGGTGGATCTAACTCTTCACCACCAACAACTGATACGGATTCGGTATTTGGGTATATTTGTTGTACTATAGACTCATAATCCCTTGCTGTAACTGCTCTGTACTGCGATGAATACAGTCTAGGTGCAAAATACTTGATTGAGTCAATTGATTCAATATTACCCCCATTAGCTGCCGATAAGACTGTTGTAATTGTTGGTGTGGTTGATGGTAATTGAATTTGATTTGAAGATGATGCAACACTACCTGCATAGGTAAATGAGGCAGGACCATTACCTTCTACACCATCTGTGACAATATAAGCAACTGTGATCAAAGAGTCATTATCTAACTTTTTACCAAAAACTCCATCACCAAATAATAGTTCATATTTCTCATCTGCAATCTCTTGAATTAAAAATACTTCTGATGTATTAGTAATGTTTAAAATATTATCAACTTTACGATATTCTCTTCCCAATCCACTTTCTGACGTACCTCTTACATAAACTCTAATAGTTGATGCATCTATGAATGAATTTTCTAAAGTAAATCTTTGATCTAATGAACCATCAACAGTAAATGTTTTTGATAAGTAAGTTCCTTGATATACTATTACATCACTGAACGATCCTGTACTTGAAATTATGTTTCCTGACCCATCTACTGCTTGAGTTGTAGTGGTTGTTATTGTTTCTGGTATTGAAAATACGTAAGAAGTGTCATTTGATGTACCTACACACACTAAACCTGCTTGTAAAGTATGTGTTGGGGTATTACCACTTGTGGTAACATCAAAAGATACGGTTGCTTGAGCAGCAGTTCTTGATCTTGGTACATATCCAACGTTTCGAGCAAGTGAAACAACGTTTTCTCTGACTGTTGCAGAGTCTAAGAAAGACTCATTCACTATCATATTTGAGTTAAACGCCGTAATATAGGTATTATATGCTAAAGTATCAATTAAAACCGAAAAATTTGATCCTTCAAAGTCAAAATCAGTAAAATCTGAGTTTGAACGGATATAATCCTTGATTGAAGTCTTAATTTGATCAAAATCTAGGTTTGTAAACTTAGTAAAAGGCATTTATCTTGTTGCTTCGAGCATGAATGTGAATTCTTGTGTAGGAACTTCTTGTCCAATAATATCAAAAAACACTGTAACCTCAAATTCATTCAAATCTGGTCTAGGTTCAACCTCAACTGTTACATTTTCTATTCTAGGTTCAAAGTTTTCAAGTGTAATTTCAATTTGGTTCTGTATTACTGATGCAGTACCAAAGTCTACAAAGTCAAATAGGCTATTTCGTACTTCCGATCCCAAAACAGAGTTAAAGAACCTCTCAGTAGGGATAGTTTGCACTAAATTCCTTACAGATTTCTTAATTGCGTTCTCATTTTTAAGAATTGTAAGGTCTTTTGTGACTGGATGGGGGTCAAAAGACAAGCTAATGTCCTTAAATGCCCTTGATGTCCGATTTATTGCCATTAAAACAGGTGTTTTCCTGTTTTATTTATGACACTTTTACAGAATGTTATTATTTATCCTAATTCTGGTTCAAAAGGTGCTCTTTTCTTCTCCATTGCTGTATTTCCAGCACCTACATTCATATCAATTACATCTTCTTCGTTTAAATTAAGGTCAACTGCCCTTTCTTTTGCTGTTTTCCAGAAATAATTTTCTTCTGAACCCAATCCATCACGATCATGACCATTTTCTACTTGATAGTACACTGTTGATACCTTAAAATCAGGCATTTTAGGTGTTTCTGGTGTAATACTGTTATCATAGATACGCATTCTGTTGTTTGGATAGAGTGCAAACTGTCCATTATCCAATTCTAGAAGGTTATGAGACTTATGTTCGGCAGGTTGTTCACTTGTAGAGTAGTCAATTGAGTCTACATCTTGATGATAGTTGTCTAAAGTGCAAATATACGTACCAGTTTGGTTGCCATAGTCTCTTGTATAGATCTCATAGTGCATTGAACCAATAAATTGCTTCTGAACTGCGACTACTCCATAGTCCATACAGTTCCAAAACTGCAAATTATGCAATGTCATATCAGGAGTCGGTGTCTCTGGGTCTGATGTAAACGCAGAAATCGGTAATTTATCGAACATTGCAGCATATTCGGGTAAATATGTCTCAAAATAGAATGCTCGACCAGGTATACTCTTCGCAGATACCCATACTCCCTTTACAAATTCACCATGACCACTCTTATGATCAGTCAAATACTCTTTTCTTACCCATACTTCATAAGAAGGTAGGTTCGCAATCAAACAAGCCATTTATTTTCCTTGTCCTTTGTATCTTTTACGAGCCGAGTTACGGGATGTTGCTGCATATTTTGAATGCTTTCCCTTTCCTTGACGAGTTTTTTTCGGGTGGGTTTCGATTGTGTTACCCATGCTAAACGTTTTTGCCATTTACTTTTCTTTAATTTCTGTTCTAAGTTCGAGTGGATGCGGTGAACCAGTATCATAAAACTGTTCTGCCAACTCTGCCATTTTATCAAAGTATTCTTCTTCTGTCAGATTCTCAAAGAGAACCTCACCTTTATGAGTGATACTATATAACTCTTGTTTTTTCATGTCCTACACGAATACGAGGGTCACACCATATCTCGAAACCTGCTTCTTTTGCGTCTAAGCAGAAGGAAACGTCTTCTCCACACATATCTTGTACTGCACCTGACTCAAATACCTGCATCTTCGGAGCAAACCAAGGATACTTCATGTCTTCATGTTCAAATACACCATTCTTAATGAGTAACCAACCAAAACCTGCATAGTCAACTGTAAACGGTTTCTTCCTCTTACTAATTGATTCGATGGTCTCATGGTTCATCACTCCACCGTTACCTTTGAAGTCATCTTCATCTAACCAGTGAGCAACTGAAGTTGTTTTTCCATCTTCTGTACAGTACCAACCAGAAGCTATGTCCTGATCCATGAGCACAAGTTGGTAGAACTTCTCAATATTAAAAACAATATCAGAGTCAATCCATAATTGATAGTCATACTTTAACTTACCATCCCAAGGTAACTGGTCAGGTCCTCTTAATACATTTGCACCAAGACACTTACATCTGGCAAAGTTTACCATAGATGAATAGTCTTGTGATATCTGTATACTTGCACCTGATTGAACTAGATCAAAACAGAGAGATACAAAGTTCTTTAGAAATGTATATGAAACTCCTCGACCTGGTAGACAGAACACTACTGTCTTTCCTTTTATTAATTCTTTTGCCTTATTATAATCCCACTCTGGCTCTTGTGCTTTTTTCTTCTTCGGAGTGTTTGCTTTAACGGTGAATCCTTTTGCCATACTAATGTTCAGTTATAATTATATAATACACTATTATCTATACATTGTCAATAAGAATGTTCTGTATTGTTATCCGAATACTCACCTTCAATTTCTGTATACGTTAGATCATCTTTATGGTAGGAAACATATATCTTTTCCCATATAATATCAAATAACTCTTTCTCTAAATTCTTAAACAGTACCTTATCTTCAAGGTATATGTGATAAGTCTTATTCATTAAAGTCTTTTCCTTTTCCTTTTCTTATAC